TCCTGCTAATACTGCATTACTAATTGTTTGATCATCAGACAAAGTTGCTGAATGATTAAAAGCATAAGTTGAAGCTGCCATACTTGCAGATGGAGCTCTAGATGCAGGATAAGTACAAAAAACATTTTTTGTTCCTGCAGAAAAATCTACTGCACTGTCTGAATTTGAAGACGAGATAATAGTATCTCTAGACAACGTATCCGGACTAGCATCAGTAACCGTACCAATGCCAACCTCGAACTCAGCTTGTCCAGGTAATTCTATAGCGTAAAAAGTTTTATTAGTCGTACCAATACCAGATACAAAAGTTTCAAAGCCAGTTTCAGCACCAGCCAAAGAAATAGTTCCTGTGCCTGTAGTAGTGGTAGTTTCTTTTACCCTGTCATTTAATACAAATGCCATTTACTACTCCAAAAATATTACGCGTTGCCTAATCTAATAATAGCTGCAGAACTAGATGCAGTTGGAAACTGAACAACAAAATCTCCGTTAGTTGCTGTTTTTGTTCCACCAAAATCTAAAACTAATACTGCTTCATTAGAACCGCCACTCTTATAAATCAAAGCTCCTACCGCTGATAACGTTACAGATGAAAAAGTTAAATCTGCAAAATCAACAAATGCAATGTTACTTCCTACTGAAACTCCACTATTAGTTAATGTGTTTCCACCAGATGTATAGTTTGTACCAGATGTACTAACTTCATTAGTAGTAGTAAACGCCGTTGTTGATGTCGTTAATCCTGATATGTCTGTGTATAAAGCAAGTTTAAAAGTTGATCCACCAGATGAATCAAAGTTAAACGTTCCTTTTAACAGGTCTGTTTTAAAAGAGTCAGGTATTACATTAGCCATATTTTTATCTCCTTAATTATGGTGATGGTGATTTAATAGGAGTACGAATAACACCATCTTGATATTCGTCTCGGCGTCTTCTACCTTGTTGTTCGATAGAGTACGATGCAAGAGCTCTCCGATAAGATTGCTCGTAGTATTGTAACATATCTGTCGGACCTTTCAAGTACCCATATGCTTCTACCAATGCTGCATACAGTAATAGGTCCTGATATTTATTCGATAAATAAGTTCCAGAAGTGCTTGGTGTTCCAGATGTAATAGTGTCTGGTTGCTTAACATAAGCTAAAGTTATCTCATAATTGGCATTTGGTGTAGGTGCAACTACCCAAAAATTAGCATCCCAGTTAGCGTAATACTTAGGAAGACCTTGAGCCGTTCCTGGAGTATCATAAAAAGTTGCCATATAACTAGTTTCTTTCTTTTCTAAAAAACTTTGAACGTTTGGAGATACTGTTGT